CGGTATCCAGCCAGAACGGTCTGGTCGTGACGCAAGACCCGTCAGTGCCGCCCAGTCAGCTGCTCGACCTGACGTCGGCCGCTGCGGTGTCGGCATGGTTCGGCCCGGCCGCGCCCGAGACGCTGCTGGCAAACAACTATTTTCCAGGCATCGTCAACGGCGGGCAGCTGCCGTATGACCTGAAGTTCATCGGCTACGCCGTCACAGCCGCGCCTGCGGGCGTGTATGGCTCATCGGTGGCTAACCTGACCCTAGCGGCCCTGCAGTCGCTCACCGGTACGCTGATCGTCACCACGGCCGCGTTGCACACGTCCTCGACGATCAACCTGTCGACGGCAACCAGCTTCACCAATGCGGCGGCGATCATGACGGCAGCGTTCACTTCGCCTGATTTTGCGATCGTCTATGACGCGACGCGTCAGCGCTTTGTCCTGACCACGACGGCAACCGGCCCGACTGCGGCCTGCTCGCCCGTGACCGGCACGCTTGCCGCCTCGGTCGGCCTTGCCGCCTCGGTCGGCGCATTCAACCAGGCCACCGGTGTCGCGGCCGACACGCCCACTAGCGTAATGGCTCGCGCGATCACACTCTCGACCAACTGGATGACGTTCACGACCAGCTATGCCGCGGTGATCGCCGACCGCTTGAGCTACGCCGCGTGGAACAGCGGGCAGAACTTCCAATATGCCTACATGGCATGGGACGCTGAAGCGGCTTCCATCGTGCCGAACAACCCGGCGTCGTTCGGCGCCCAGGCGTTTGCCGTGCCGTATCAGGGTACTGCGCCGCTCTATGGCGACGTGACCACGGCCGGCGCCTCGATGGGCTGGGCCGCGTCCATTAACTTCGGCGTCCAGAACGGTCGCACGAATTACGATTCGCGCCGCTTCGCTGCCAGCCCGGCCGCGTTCGTGAACGACCCGACGACCTCGGCCAACCTCGACTCAAACCACTACAGCTACATCGGTGCGTTTGCTAACTCGGCCAACAACTACACCACATCGGTGAACGGCTACCTGTCCGGTTCATTCCTGTGGCTCGACACCTATGTCGACCAGATCTATCTAAACCGCCAGATTCAGCTAGCGCTCTACAACGCCCTGCTGAATTACAACTCGATCCCATACAACCAGGACGGCTACACGGAGCTTTACCGCGCCGTCGTCGACGTGGCGAACCAGGGTGTCGTATCGGGCATCATCCGTACCGGCGTTACGCTGTCACAGTCGCAGATCGCACAGGTGAACGCCCAGGCCGGCCGCAACATCGCCTCGACCCTGCAGACACAGGGCTGGTACTGCCTGATCGGTGACCCGGCCAACGTGGCGCAGGCGCGCACGAACCGCACTAGCCCTAGCTGCCAGTTTTGGTACTGCGACGGTGGTTCCATTCAGTCTATAGTCATAAATTCTACGGCGGTCATCTAACATGACGAAGCGCTGCCCGCGCTGTGACGAAACCAAAGCGGTGACGGAGTTCTATAAAAGCTCCCGAACCGCTGACGGTTTGCGTTGCTACTGCAAGGCGTGCGGCAACCGCGACTCAATCAACTGGGCCAAAGCAAATCCTGAACGCGCAGCCGCTGCTCATGCGAAGCACTACGCGTCTCACCGCGATGCGCTGGCGGCAGATGTCAAGGCGAGGCGCGCGGCAAACCCTGCGCGCTTTGCTGAGTACCGCGCCCGCGCTAACAAGAAAGGGCGCACGTTCTTCAACGCGCAGCGGCGACGTAAGCTGCGGGAGTTCGGCGAAGAATTGCGCGCCAAAGCAAGGGCCTACCGTCGAGCGAACGCCGGCGCGTATAACGCTTGGTATCAGCAGTACCGCGCACACAAAGTCCGCGCGCTGGTGAGTTGGGCCAATCTTGATGCCGTGGCAATGCTTTACGATGTGGCTGCGCGAGTGACCGCCTGCCTTGGCATTCCTCACGAAGTCGATCACATCGTGCCGTTACGCGGCGCTATCGGTCGCAAATTTGTAGTTAGCGGTTTGCACGTTGAGTACAATCTGCAAATAGTCCCGCGTTCGGTGAACCGGTCTAAGTCAAACATTGTGTGGCCGCATATGCCGGCCTTGGAGAATTGAGATGCCCGGCACGCTCACAGTCGCGAACTCGGTCCTGGCCATGACGACCGAGGCATTGTTTCCGCAGGCGCAACGCCTGCAGGGATATGGCGCCGACGACGCTTTCGACTTCGAAAGTGTTCAGAATGGGGAATATAGCCTTGGGATCGATGGCACGCTGTCAGCGGGCTTCGTGTTCAACGAGATCCCGTTCAACATCACGCTGCAGGCGGACAGCGCCTCGCTGACGCTGTTTGAGCAGATCTACCAGTACGAGCAGACGAACCGCACGAAGCTAGGCCAGAACCTGACGATCACGCTTCCCGCGGTGAACAAGCGCTACGACCTGACGACCGGGTTCATGCGCCGCTACAAGGCGCCGAGCGGCAAAAAGATCCTGCAGCCTGGCGTCGTCGAGTTCGTGTTCGCCCGCATGACGGTCAGCTCACTGTGAACCCTACGGCCGCTGGCGTGATGTTTACGCACGGCGGCCGCGTGTTGTGGCTGAAGCGGCGCCCGTCGGTCGTTCACGGTGGGCGCTGGGGCTTCCCGGGCGGCACGATCGAGCAGGGCGAGACGCCCGAGCAGGCGGCCAGGCGCGAGACGCACGAGGAAACGGGCCTGAAGTACACCGGCCCGCTGACGCCGCTGTTCACGACGCAGGACGGCTTCCAGTGTTTCGGCGCGGCGCTCGATGACGCGTTCGTGCCGACCCTCAACGACGAGCACACCGCGTCCCGCTGGGCCGCTTTCGACGACATGCCGGAACCGGTCATCCCCTCTACCCTGACGGAGCTTGCCAACATGCCATTGATCGAAGGTAAGAGCGACAAGGCGCGCTCTGAGAATATCGCCACCGAAATGCGCGAAGGCAAGCCACCGGCGCAAGCCAAGGCCATTGGGTACGCCGTGCAGCGCAAGGCGGGCGGCAAGGATACGGCCGCGGTGGACGGCTACGACGTGCAGGCCGCGCTGATGGCGTTGACCGGCATTGCCGATGGCTGCATGGCGGCGGACAAGCGCAAGCGCAAGTAAACGCGTATGATGGCGCCGCGCCCGCGCCACACCGCATAGGAGGCCCCTCATGGGTCTTAACCTTATTTCCGTGCCAATGGCAAACGGCGTGACGTCGTTTCCGCTTAGCTCCGGTTCGCTCGGGCAGCTTGAGATCAGCCTCGCCGCATCCAATGGGGCGCCGAGCGCCGGCACGCTCAAAATTGAAGCGCTCAATTGGGCGGGCAATTACGACGTCATCGAGAACGCCACCGCGATCAATCTCACGGCGCTGGCCACCGGTCCCATTCTCCGCTCTGACTTCGGGCACTGGCAGGCGCTGCGCCTGACGCTCTCGGGCGTGACCGGTGGCGTAGGTAACCTCTACGGCGCCGCCACGCCGCAGATTGCCATGATGCCTGACTACGCCTTTACCGGCTTCCGCGCGCTGTGCACGCAGTCCTACACCGAAGCGAACGTCAAGAACGGCGTGCAGTTTGAGACGTCGTTACTTGTACCGACCATAGCGATCGGCGCCGTTGTGGGGACGCTGTTCACGACTGGCGCTAAGCCAGTGATCATCAAAGACCGCCAGGTTGCGACCACGTGCACACAAAGCGAACTGCATGTGTATAGCGGGCCGACTGCCACGGCTGGCACGACTGTGCCGACGTTCAATCTCAATAACATACCGGGCAATGCCTCAACGTCAACCGTCACCGTTGCCCAGGCTGCGACCATCACGGCCAACGGAACGGAAATTGCCGCGCCCACCTACGTTGTCGGCACGACAGGCAATGGCCAGACCTTGTTCGGCACCTATGCGGCAACTGGCGCCGAACGCATCCTAGCGCCTAACACAACGTATTTGCTCACGTTCAAGAACACCGGAACAGTGGTAGGCGCAGCGGCCGTCTACACCACGTGGTACGAAGGGCAGCCGGATCTGCCACGCGCATAACGGATAAGGCCCGCCGTAGCGGGCCTTTCCTTTAAAGCCTACGGTCTAGCCCCAGAAGCCGGTAGCAGTCAGCAATGTCGCGCTCGCCATCAGAGCGACCGCCGTAGACGCCACGTCGCGCGAGACTCGCCCGGTGCGGCCGTGCTGGTGCGCTGCTAGGACCAGGTTACCCATGACCAGCAGCGCCATTGCCCATTGTGACCACTCCCAGGCGTTCACCGCATCAGTCCTTGCGGGCCGCCATGAAGGCCATCACGGCGCGGTGCAGGCTGCGCTGTTCCGGCGCGTGATCGGCGATGTTAGACGGCACACCGGCGATGCGCATTGTTTCGTTGTAGGCCGGGAAGCCGTGCGCGGCGATGAACTTGCGGCCTTCCTCCATATGCGCCAGGAAGTCCGTGCCATCGTACAGGCCGGCCATGTCAGCGATAGCCGCCTTCACGTCGTCTGTGTCGGCCGCTTCAACGACCGGCGCTTCGGACTTGAGGTTGTCGAGCGGGTCTGCCGCGGGCGGCTCGGTGGCGGGCTCGGCGCGGGCGGCCTCCATCTCGGCTTTCGTGCGGCGCTTGCGCTTAGCCGGTCCGGCGGCTTCGGCAGCCTCAGTAGCTAGATCGGCATCGGGTTCTTGCACGTTAGGCAGGTCGGATGCCGTGTCAACCTTCACTTCGATGGCCGCGCCTTCGGCCAAGTAAGCCGGCGCGTGCTGGGCGGCGATCTGGCGAATGCGGGCCAGATCCATGCAATGCACGTAACCCAGCTCGGCAATCATCGCGTTTAGTTCGTTGAGCGATTCAAAAGTCAATTGCATGTCGTGTCTCCGGTAGTGGTGGGTAATTAAGCGCGCTGCGCGCGCTGGGCGGTGCGCAGGGCCTGCAGGTTGCGCATCTGCACAAGACGCTGACGTGCGCCCTGTTCGTCTTTCGCGATCGCCGCCTGAAGCTTGGCAATGCGGTTCAGGCCCATTTCGTTTGTGTTGCGGACGGTATAAATCGCCCGGCTCGACGTACCAAGCACGTGCGCGGCGCGCTCGATGCCTAGCGCGTCGGTGAGATCCGTGACCGAGAACAAGTCCAGCGGCAGGGTGTAGAAGTCCTCGGGCTTGCGCTCGTGATTCGCGGTTTTCTTAGCCATAGTCAGGCGTTCCAATCGTAAATGTAGGCGCAGTGTAACGTGGTCTTGACGGCTTAGTCAACGATGCGGTAGGCCACAATGTTGCTAAACGACGGCGTGTGTTGCCACACCCAACAGCCCGCGTTGACGATCTTCTCGGAGACGCCCTTGTCATGCAGACGCACTTCGACTTTCGTCTCGGGCGGCACCGGGCACTTTCCGCCCTCCCACGCGATCCATTGACCGTTAACGGTCATCGGCCGGGCGATTTCCGGGCGCTTCTGCCATGCCCATTCGGCGCAGCTGGCAATCTGCGCCCAATCCTCGGGCAGCGTGCCGGCGTCGGCCATCGCGGCCAGGCGTCGGGCGATGGCGCGCATGGCGACTTGCTCACTCATAGGCAAGCTGACCATTGCGCGGCCAGTGTCGAGCGTGGCGATCAGGGCATCAGCGATAGAGCGGGACATAGTGTGATTCCGGTGGTGTAGGTGCAGCGAATGTAACGGATAGTTTATGGCTTGTCAATCTTTCCGCCAACGGTCGGCCACATAACCGGCGGCCTCGAGCGGTAAGCCTGGCGCCCACAGCGGCGCAACGCGCATTCGGGCGAGCAGCTGTTCGAGGCGCTCATGTGCGCGCTCGACCGGCACTTCCATGATGATTTCGTCGTAGACCTCGTGGACGATCTTTTCCACCTTGTCGACCGACAGCATGATCAGCCAGAACAGGTCGCGGGCAAGCCCCTGCGTCATGTTGTTAGATAGGATCTTCCGATCGAGCGTCTCGACGTAACCTTCGGGCTTGTCATAGATGGCGATCGGCGCGCTGGCGCCAGGGTCAAGATGCAAGCGGGCGTTGTGGTAGCTGATCGCCCGGCCGCTTGGCAGTTCCATGCGCAGCGCCCGCTCATCGCGCACGAACGTCACCTCAGAACACCAGCCGCGACCGACCGGTACTTTCACGCGCTTGCCCGGCTGGTCCAGCGCGATCAGCACGGCGTATTCGAGCACGGCCCACCAGCGCTCAAAGGCGGGGCGCGCCTCGCGCCATTTCCATACGATCTCGGACACGACATCGGGTTCGAGATGCACGCCATAGTTGGCGGCCA